GGGCTCATGAGCGGAGCCTAACTTTCTGGTAATTCCCCCCTGTCAAGACCTCTTGGACTCTGGTTGGTGCCTGTCCTTGTTGGACACCGGGAAGTGTGCTCGTGCTTCTACTTGTCAGGACAGTGGTGGTCTGTTGCTCCACTCGTTTGTTCACACGTTAGTGTTCCTTCGACTGAGAGAGTTATGCGGTTTAGCCTAGATACCTCAGTATAATCAAAGTTTGGTTTTCCGTGTTCCCCCCGGTGAATTGGTGACACTAGATATTACTGCGAAATGTCTAGCTTTGTTCATGTCGTGCGAACCACGTTCGTTGCCGGTGCCTCTGCTTGGGTTGGCGGGTGGCTTCTTGGGGCTTGCTTCCCTTCCTTGGCTGGTGTCAAGTCGGCCTCCTGGGTTGTCTCTGCTGCTGCTCGTTTCGGCGTGCTGGAGACTTTCTGGGTGTTCTTGCTTGCGCTGCCGCCTTTGGTTTTTGCTTGGTTGTGGCTGCTCCTTCGGACCCTTTTGGGCGAGATGGGGTTTGGCAACTTGCAGTTTGGCGTTTCCCGCCGCGTCTGGCCGAATGTTGTCGAGGTCGGTTCTGGTTTCATCCTCTGGGCCTTAGGGTACGGTTGGGTGGGCTGGTTCCTTGCCTTGCTTCATTCGTCCTTGCAGCGGGTGCTTTTCTTCTTGTTTGCTTCTGCTGCTGGTCCTCTGCTTGGCTGGGGTTGGTTGGTGTTGCTTGTCCTGTGTTGCTCGCTTGTTTTCCTTTGCTTTGTGTGCTTGGTTGGGTTTTGGCTGCTTGCCCCGCGAGTTAAGGCAGCCGTTCTCTCGCTTTACTACAGGGTTGGTGTGCTCTGTAGGTTGCTACAATCCCTCTGGATTCTTTGCTTCGGCTGGTCTCCAGAGGAGCTGTTCACTTCTTGGCAGAAGTGGATGGACACTGAAGTTGGGTCCTGGTCCCATCTTTTCTCGCAAGCTCACGCGCTAGATGTCGAGGCGCGTGCAGCTACTCAGGGTGTGGCATCTGTGGATGTCACCAGTTTTCTGCCTAGCCAACAGAGACTGAGGCGTCGCGCACGTTGGGTACGTGCGGCTGAAGCAGTTCTTGGCGGTGGTGGCGGCCGAGTTGGCCGGTTTCTTCGTGGGCGGTGGACACCAGACCTCCCCACGGCGGACCAGCCTTCGGTGCAGCGCTACTTGATAGACTGTGTACAGGACGGCGCAAGGATCCTTGGTGGGGGTTCCACAAAATCGACGGATGGCGAGAAGCAGGAAGTTTTCTTCCTTGTTGAGACAAAGCGAGGTCTCTATCCGGTTTATCCGGAGCTTCTTGGTCGTCTTCGCAACTACTCCCTGTTTCGCGACAGGGATGCAGCTCTGCTCGGCGGTCTTCGGACTCGCGCCGTCGAGTGGTGCCGTGCTCGCCAGCTTCCGGGCTGGGCGGCGGACTGTGCTGTTGCAGGCACTGTTCCGCTCGCGTTTGAGTACGGACCCGCTGAGATTTCCGCCCGGAATTCTGTAGCTGCTGTTGCACCTCTCCCCACCCTTTTTCCCCCTGCAGCTTAGGTCAGCCCCGTGATCATGAGGGGTGCCTGTTGGGGCGACTCGGTCTTCGAGTTGCCCCTTGGCACTGGGTCCCTGGACCTCTCTCGTGTTGACGTGGGCTCGTGTGGGGAATCTCGTCGGTGCATGCGTACGGCATGTGTCTCCGAACTTGAGGGCACTTGGGTTCCGGAGGTGCATGCTGTCTGCCCTCACAATGAAATCGCGGCTCTTTTGAAGCGAGTTCTGGCTCCAATGCCAAGCTGGTGTAATGAACCCATGGGTAGCTCATCCTTGTCCGTTTTTGCGGGTCTTAAGAGGATAGCTAGGGCTTACAGCGGCGAAAGATGGAGCCATCTGGTAACGGCGCAATCTTATAGTGGCTTGTTGCGTCGTAGGTATTTGGAGGCTGAGCGGTCTCTGAGGTTCGATGGTCCCGTTACCAGTGCGGACGCGCGCCTAGACTGCTTTTTGAAGGCTGAGAAGCTCAATGTGAGTGCCAAGTTTCCCAAACCTAGGTTGATTTTTCCAAGGTCACCTAGGTACAACTTGGACCTCGCGTCTCGGCTGAAACCCTTTGAGCATTGGTTGTGGGGCTATCTCACAGCTCAAAGGTTCTCCAAGGCTGTACGCGGTTTCTCCGGTGTTTACACAGGAACCGGCAGAATTGTGGCAAAGGGCCTCAATCCGAGGCAAAGGGCCAACTTGATATTGCGAAAGTTCAAGTCCCTGGAGTCGTGCGTGTGTTTTGAGGTGGACGGCAAAGCGTTTGAGGCTCATGTCGGCCGTTACCAGTTGGAACAGGAAAGCGAGGTGTATGCGTCTGCGTTCCCAGGGGATGGGGGATTGCAACGTTTACTTCGTGAGCAGCGGACTTTAGCAGGAAAGCTGCCATGTGGAGCAAGGTTCTCGCGAGAAGGTGGTAGGGCAAGTGGAGACTTTAACACGGGCATGGGTAACACACTTATCATGCTCGTGGTGGTTGTCGCGGTTCTTCGGAGCTACAAGGTACCGTTCGATTTGTTAGCGGACGGCGACAATGCTATAGTCTTCTTGCGCCAGTGTGATTCTTCTCGGGTGATGGGTGGCTTTGCGAAACGTGCACTGATGACTTCTGGTCACGAGTTGGTACTTGAACGCGGCGTCGTTGTGCCGGAGGAGATTGTCTTTGGGCAGTCGAGGCCGGTATTCTTAGGGGAGCGCCGGGGTTGGGTCATGGTCAGGGATTTCCGTAAGGTTGTCTCGGGGGCCTGCTCAAGCCACCGTTGGCTCAGCGAACCCAGGTTCGCTACCGAGTTTTTGGCCGGTGTGGGGCGTTGTGAGCTCTCGCTTGCGCGCGGCCTTCCGGTTCTTCAGGCTTGGTCCCTAGGTCTCATCAATTCCACGGGCGGTTTCAGAGACGTGCGAGCACATCCGCACGTAGACTATTTTCAAGTTGGGGCCTGGTTGGCCGAGGAAAGGGATCTTCTGGAAGTTTCGGCGGAGTGCCGTGAGTCCTTTTCCCGTGCTTTTGGGGTTACTCCCAGTGAGCAGATCCTGTTGGAGAGTTCCTACCAGAAGCTGCCCGTCGCAGTGTCTGGCTGGGTGGAGCACTTTCCAATCGGACAGGGATGGGAAACTCGCGCTCCGGGTCTCACGGAACGGTACAGGGATGCGTTTCTGTGATGCTTTTCTTGCTACGTTTGTAAAGGGGTGCGCCGAAAGCGGGGTGTTGCTGCCGTTGGTTGTGTATCACCTCTGTTTAGTAGGGCTTAAGAAGGGTCGTCAGCCGCCCGGTGGTGTGCAGTGCAGTTAAGTCTAGCGCGGCATTGTTGGAGGGTAACAGGTAGTGCTGACCCGTTTGAGCGAGTCCTTTCCCCGAAACGTATGTGCTATCACACAGGTTGCAACTCACCTGACCACAACGGAGTGTCACGCAGGGCTTCCCCGTCACCCTGCGTTTGGCGACGAGCGGGCGGAGAAACCACGTTACGGTTGCCCCCAGGGGGGAGGTTCACGGGAAACCGCTTGCGGATTGGCCGCCTGTGAACCAGCAGTGGTGCGTGCGTACTTGGTGGTCAAAAACTATCTTAGTGTTAAA